ACAACATCTTAAGCAAAGGGCTTAATGTTTGAGCAACACCAACTTTTGTTTGTGCATTCTTCTTAGCGTTTGGAAGTTTTGAGTTTACCTGTTCAATTTGCTCTGCATAGTTTGCGTTCTTGAACACCTTAGCCATGTAATCAACAAACCTATTTACAGAGCCCTCGTCAAACATGTTAACCTTTCCAAACCTACGTAAGATAGCAGCTACTTGTTTTGTGCTGACATATCCTCCGTCAACCATTTGCTTTAGATACTTGGTAAGAGCAGCGCTTGTGCGAAGCCATAAAGCTTTAGCACTTTTGGTAGCTCTTGCCGCATCCGCAAGCTGTTTCTTGAGCAGGTCATACTCTGACATGGTAATCATCTTCACGTCCTTCGCCTCACCAAACAACTTCTCAGGCTTTGGTGCAGCCTTCTCACGTTTACCAAACATCTTCCGCACATCACGAACCATTTGTTCACGCTGTGTATCTGATGCGTCTTCATATACTTTTGAACCTTGAAGATAGTTGATGGCATTCTGCATGGCCACCTCTTCAGTATTTCCACGCTCTATTGACTTTTCAATTACACCCTCAAGCTCACCAATCATCCTATTAAATCCGGGAAGCTCCATTTCTGAAACGCCTTGAGGCTTTCCTTCTCTATCACGGATTGCAGCGATGGCATTGATAGAGTCAACCACATCTTTCTCAGTTACGTTATTCTCTGCGGCAGCTCTTCGAATTGCTTCTTGCAAGGTAATACCTGTAGCAACGAGTGCTTTTACAGTTTTGATGATGGCTTTCATAACCGGTATAGCTATGTTGATACCGGCTGTCTCTTTACCAAATTTAGTAAGGTCATCATCAAGCTTGTCCAAGAAAGCCTTCACTCTTTCAAGAGTAGTAGCATCCTTAGTATCTGCTGTCATAAGTCCTTCTCCCTCAGGGAATGTATCTCCTACATTTTCTTCATCATACTGAGAGAACTCTTCAGGAAGCAATCCCATTTTTTGGTCAGCAAAGGAACCTTCTTCGTATATCTTTTTAGAGATAGCTTCTGCTTCCTCCAATTTACCTTCTTCCCTTAATCTTCTTGCCTCTTCTCTTAAGGCAGTTATCTTATCATTTACACCTGAAAAGTTTACATAAGAATTTTGACCACGTGTTTCAGTAGTCATTGCTCTTGCGGCAAGTGGGCTAAACATTCTAACGTGTACGTTCCATGCGTTCTCTTCACCTTTAGCACCAAAGGAATTACCAAGTTCAGCGTGCCCAAAGAAATCATGGATAGCACGGAACACATCATTGGCCAATAGAGGAACACCATTAATATCAACAAACTCTGTCCTGCCTAACAATGGATTTTCTGCCCTCTGTTGTTCAGTAATTGGGTTATCACCATATCCTGACTCAGTAGAAAATATTTTGATGCGCTTATTGTTACGCAAGTCATCAATCATTTCTTGAGAGTTTGCGTATGGCTCTTCGTTATTTATTTCTATCTGATAGCCTGCATCTATGAATGCCTTATACTGCTCGATAGTTTCTTTTACCAATGCGTCATAAGCTGCACGTACCTCAGGATTGTTGGGGTCATCCTTCATGGCAATGAAGGCATCGCTTATTCTTTTTCCTCTTGCTTCATCAAGCTTTCTTGTTCCGAAGAACCTTGGCCTTTTCCTGCCGAAAGCTCTTTGATAATACTCATCCGCAATCTTTGAAACTGCCGAGAGGGGCTTAGAGAAGAGTCTGTTTCCTGCGACAGGTCCAATAGGTTTTGTTGTTGGTTGCTCTGTTCCATATATTATTTTTTCTACTTGACTAACTAATTTAGGGTTTGTCCCTCTTGCCTTCGACTTGGTGTAAGCTTCGTATACCGCATCTTGTACTGACACCCCTTCCATTGTAGGCATTAGATTCAGTGGTATTTCATCATACGCAGGAGCTAATTGCTCATCTGTGAACACTCTAACAGATTCCCTTGTTATCTCAGGCTGTGTCTTCAAAGACACTTCAGGAACCTTTAATACTTGTTCTACTGCTTTAACCAATTCAGGATTGGTACCTTCTTGCTTAGACTTATGATATACTTCAGATATGATTTCATTAATTCCTTTCTCTCCTGTATTTAAAATATCAAATTCCTCTCTTGGAATTAATGTAGTAGGTATTGGAGACCCACCTTTATCTTCATATTCTCTTAAAGCTTTGGTCGTACTCTCTACATCTTTTAACGCTTCTTGCGTGACTTCAGGAGTGATGGTTTCTTGGATACCTTCTGCGGTAACGACTTCAGGTTTTGGTTGGGGTTTTCCTCCCTCCATTTCTTCGCTAATTCCGGATGTTGGCTGTAGAGGAACTTGACCTGCTGCTTGCTTTTGAATGGCATAATCTTTTATTTCTTTACCTGTTAATGTATATGTGTACCCGTCATTGACAACCGAAGTGGTTTTCTTACCAATGGGTAGTCCGAGTATTGTCTCTCTAACTTCTACTTGCATACCTTCTTTCTTCACTGCTCTATCCCTAAACTGCTCAGGTACTTCCTCTAAAGTCTTTACAGTAATGACAACATTCTCGTCATCCTTAAAGTCAGACATAATCTTAGTCAGTTCTTCAGGTCCTGCTGCTTTCTTTTCAATGGCCTCTTGAGAAATCTTAGTAAGTTCTTCGTTAATTGCCTTTACTCTTTCTCTTTGTGGCACAGTGAGTGCTTCGTCCTTCCCGTCTATCTGACGTTCAAGGTCACGCTTTTCCCTTAATAAGTTCATGGCTTTCTTCTTCCCTTCTATATCAAGATTGTCGGGAAGAGAATTGAATAAACCAACAGCGTTGCGATAGTCATTGAGCGTTTCTTTTGCTTGCTCAACAGTCATCTCTCCGGTATTGACGCTATTCTTTAGGCTTGCTACAAAAGCTTTTTCAATTCTTGTGTCATTGGCCGATGCTTCAAATAAGCTGAACTGCTCATCACTCATACCCAAGAATCCTTGCTTGCGATAAGCTGCTGCTGCTGCAGGTAGTGTACCAATGATGGCACCACCAACAGCTTCCTGTGCACCTGCAATGGCTACGTCTTTAACAAACTCGCTGAAGCTCTCAGGAGTATTGAACATCTCCTTATCCTTGGCCGCATTGTAAATCTCTTTGATACCAACCTCAGCAGCTTCTTGAGCTGCACCTGTTTCAGCTTCTGCAAGAGCGCCACCTACAATGGTTAATGCTCCACGTGCAACACCACTCTTTACTTCGTTCTTAACAAGCTCACCAAATGTTCTTGCTGTAGTTGTCTTTCCTGCTTTATTCAAAGCACTTACAACAAGTTTATTAAACACACCCTTGTTTGCAAGTACATTACGAAGACCATACGCTTCGAGAGCACCAACCGCAATTCCTATTGGGATAGTAACAGCTAACTTTTCTGATTCAGATACATTATCAAATGCAGGATTGTTACTCATTTCTTCGTTAACATTATCTGCAACCTGTGAATACATCGAAGCTGTACGCTGCGCCCATCCTACAGGGTTGTTACCTCCAACCATGGCAGGTAAAGATTCTGCAAGACCCAATACTGCGCCTCCCCAAAATCCTTCACTCTTTAACCTTTCCCATTCAGGAGTAGTGTTAACATCTCCTGCAACAGTACGATTGCCCATACGGATAGCCTCAAGCATGCCGTCTTTACGCTTACCTGTTAGCTCATCTTTCTTTCCGTACTTAACTTCCTTCTTTGCCTCATCTTCAATCTCGTTGTCGATGTCATCTTTTATCTTACTGTCTAATGAATTATACCAAGCATTATACTCCTCTTCGCTTTTAAGAGCGCCAAGAGATTGTGCCGGGGGTTTTACACCACGAGCAGCAGCCTTGTCAATTACAGCTTTTCTGTATTCATCCCTACCCATGAGCATCCCCTTTGGCATAACCTCAACCATGAGGTCTGTCATAAGATTTGCTGCTGTGGAAGAAATCCTTGATGCACCGGTTAGCGCCTTGTTCCACATACCACCAAGCCAAGTCCCTTGCTCGGCCTTCATGGTAGAGTACTTACCGACTGCTGCATTGAGCTGCTCTGCTCTTGTTTTAATTTCTTTTTCTGTAGTCGCCATTGTCTGCGCTTCATCTTGAAACTGCTGAGCATTGGCTAAGTATGTGTCTACTCTCTTTTTAAAATCAGGAGTAGCTCTAAGTGTTTGAGGCGTTCTTTCAATTTCTTTGCGCTCAGTCTCCAAGTCATTCATCTTCTTGAGTAACTGCTGAGACTTAACTCGGTATGCGTTCTCATCTTGATTGTACTTGGTGATTGAATCGTCAACTTCTTTTTGAGAGGTAAACTTTTTATTAGCTGCGGTATACTCTTTCTCAAGGTTTGCGAGATTTGGTATAGCTGCAGTGTTTTCTCTGATGAACTTTTGTAAAGACTGAGATTCTCTTGTCTCCTTAGATGAAGTAAATGGGTCTAATGAAACCTTTAGTGTCTTCCCATTAGGGGCGGTTACATTCATGGCATCTCCAATTCCGGTCTCTTCAAATTTGAAACCAAGATTGCCAAACTGATAATTCATTTGTGGAACGACAGATTCTTCCTCTTTTCCAATAAGCTGTGGAGTTATGGCAGAAATTTGTTCCTCAACAAACTTAGGACCTTTCGTAACTGATGCCGATAAAGTAGGAGCCGATGCGGAAACCGTACCTCCTTTTTTTTTACCAACTAAAACAGAGAAATCATCAGGACTTTTTTGATACCCTTGAGCTTTTACATAGGAATACATATCGCTGAATACTTCATTGTCAGCGTGAAGTAATGCTATAAACTCTTGTTTGCTTTTCTTGTATCCCTGAGATACAGCTCTGTTATACAAATCGTCTATTACTTGTTCGTCCATCTCGGTTGTTATTTTTCCCCGTAATTAACAGTTGTTTGTGCTTGTGCCGGTTGTTGTGCAGGAGCAACGAGTACCCCTAATTTAATCAATTCTTTTGCTTTTTCCTCAGTGACTTTTCCTGATATAAAGTCTATCAATCCTGCTTTAGAGTCAGCCGCATTTCCTGCATCATTAGCATTGAATATAAATGTGGCTCCATCAGGGGAGGTCACTCTTACATCATTACCGAATGTACCACCAATATCTTCAACCTTAAACCCTGTAAAGTTTGATAGCAATCCCTGAAGTGTTCTTGCAGCTTTTACAGACTTCATAGTAAATAAGTCATCTTTAATTTTATTAGCAGCGTATTGTCTTACAACAGGTTTTGCAGGTTGTTCTACAGGTTGGCCTGCACGTCCACTGCTAACACCCTTCCAATTCACTCCTTGCGTAGCAAACTTCTCTCCCCTAAATCTTGAGAATTTATTTCTATCGGTAACACCATGAAGCTCAACGCCCGATGCTGCAAATTGGTCTCCTGATACCGGATTACCCAAGTCGTCAACCATTTTAATAGTTCTATTCTTAATAGGGTCTGCGTATATAAGCTTAATAGTTTTACCATCGCTAATATCAATATCAAGCAATCCTTGCTGTAAAGCTTGAGGCGTACCAAGAAGACCTTGCTTAGCAGTTTCTTTAGCACCTGTTGTAGAACCACTATATATTTGCTGCCAAAGAGAAAGTGCATCTGCTTGTTGCTTTTGCTCTTGTCCTGCACGCCATTGCCATTCTTGAGCAGGTTCTTTACGAGGTTGTTGGAATGGAGTAATCTCAGTCTTTTGCTCAAGCATACCACGAAGTTTCTTTTTGGTATACTCTTCAGCTTGCTTGTATTGCTCTTTACCGTTTGCTGTAGTTTCAAAGTCGGGTTGGAATATCCCATCTTTATACCCCCAAAGAATAAGGCTACTATCTTTTGCAGCCGCATCTTTATCAAGAGTTACCTGATATGGTTTATTTGTTTTGGGGTCAATACCTCCTGTCCAATCAAATAGAATAGAAGATGTGTGCCTTGGGTTTGATAGTTTAGATTGAACAATCTTATTCTCAAGATTCATGTAAGCGTCAACCGCTTGTTGACCTTCTTGAGACAGTCCCTTGCGCATAGTAGGGTCTGTAATTTTAGTCATAAACCCTGTTTGAGTAGCGCTTCCTGTTTTAGTAACAGCTTCGTTAACTACTTCTCCCATTAGCTTAACCTCTCCTGCAAGCGCATCATTAAGTTGATACTTGTCAATCTTCTCTTTAATTCTATTACGGAGCTGATTAACGGTCATATAATTGTCGGCACCCTGCTTTAATCTAAGAACACCATCAGCCCCCTTCTCCATCTTTCCAACACTAATCGCACCTGTAGTAGGATTAATTAACGCTTTAGTCTGATTAAGATTTGCAAATCCCTCAACCATTGCTAAGAACTGACCTTCGGATGCAGATGACTTATCCTCATCTCTTCTTCTTGTTTTTTCATCAAACTCCGCTTGGTATTCTTTAGCAAGGTTAAATAAGTTTTTTGTTCCGTCCATTGTATTCTGACGGATAAGAGTATAGTCTTTAACTTTTAGTTGACCCGACTTCAATAACTTGTCTGTCATAAGCCTATACTGCTGCATATCTGAAGCATAATTGGTAGTCCATTGGTTAACATCATCAGAGTTCCCTTGAGGGGCATTCTCTAACTCCTGACCAAACTGACGGGAAGCTTCATCAATAGCAGCTTTCTTTTGTTCTCTTACCTCGGTTTCTTTCTTCAGCATATCGGTCAAGTCCTTACCGACCTGAAACCAATTTACCTGACTATCAGCCTGCTTCTCCGCATATTTATAATAAGTACGTGCCATTACCTAAAAGGATTAAATGGATTATATAACTGTGTATACTGCTTGTTCATAAACAGCATCTGTTGTTGTTGTGGTGTTAATGCTTTTAGGAACTGCCTATACTCAGGGTTGCTCATGGCTCCTATTTTTTGGAAATCCAAATTAGTAAACCCATCAGTTCCTGCAGGACCTAATCCTCCTTTCTCTGCAACATTCCCAAACTTCTGAAAGTCTTCAGTAGTAAAACTCATTTGTCCAATAGCCGCCTTTTGAGCTCCTAAGTTTTTATCAAACAATGGAGCTGCTTGATATATTTGCTGTGCTGCAGATTGAATACCTTGCACTCCTTGAGTGGTTGCTGCTGCACTCATTTTAGCCGCCTCTCTTGCTGCAAGAGAAGCACCTGCGGCTTCTTCCATATCAATACCAACTGCCATATCACGAAGCCGGCTTTCCTCTTGTGCCGCTAATTTCTCAAGACCCATCATTTCCTGTCCCATTGCTGCAGCAATTTGACGCTGACCTTGTTGCTGAGTCATTTGAATACGACCTGCAGTAGCTGCAGCACCACGCTCACTTTCAACTCCTGCTGCAACAGCTTGTGCGCCTGCTGAAACCAAAGCTTCACGCTCAAGTTCGTATGGTTCTTTTTGTATACCAAGTTGCTCGTAAAAATTTACATCAAGCTTCTTGCGAGCTTCAGCCATAGCTTTAGCCGCATCAGCCTCAGCTTCACGTTGTAACTTCTTTTGCTTTGATGCTTGAGTAAAAGACATAACGCTACCGCCTACTGCGGATGCGATACCTACTACTGCTGCTGTTGTTACTGCCATATTACAATGCTTTTATTAGTTCTCCTATGTACCCATCGCCTTTAATATACCCCAACTGTTCATAGGTTTCTATCAGACCCGGGTGTTTTATTAAAGCATAACTATACTTATGCCCTGTATTTCTACAAATATTAGTCAAAGTTTCGACCAACAACTTGATGGCCTCGCTTCTTTCAGGTTTCTTTCTGTATTCCTTGTTTGATATAATCCAATCAACCCAAGCTACCTTGGAGTTGGTGGTATAAATAAACCCTGCACAAACAGGAACATCTTCATCAACTACCATTATGCCACCTTTACCATCGTCAGGAAGGAAGTCCTTTTGAACAGCCTCCCATCCCCAATCTTTCCACCACCCCACTAATGTAGAGTCGTAATCATTTTCGTTCAATGGTCGTACAATTAATGACATCTTGTACAAATTTAAGGATAACTTTTCATTACTTCTGACTCTACAGCAAATAGCTCTACTTTATTGGTATTATCGTTCTCAAGAGTGAAAACACAGTAGTGTCCAAGCACCCCATGAGACTCCGCTACGGAGTTCTTTATGAACATAATATATGGGTTTTGTATGCCCGGAATGGTAGCTCCGGGGATAGTAGTATCTACCGTCAAACGGTTTAAGCCTGCCGGATAGTCAACCTGTATATTCGTAATCTTACCAAAAAGAATAGGAGCTCCAAAAGTAGGAGGCAAATTGTAGTAAAGTATATCTCCTATGCTTATGATGCTACCTATGCTTATAGGGTTTGTACCAATAGCAAAGTTTACCTGTACTGCAGCACCTGTACCTGTGATGGTTGTGCTGCGCCCAATACCATTTACCGACCTTAAAGCGTACTCTCCCGGCTGAGCAGGGGTAGTACCTTCATTTCTTACAAACGCATACCAAGATGCTTCCTTCTTTTCAAACCAACCTTCTTGTATAAATCCGGTATCTTGAATGTCTGTATCCATTATGGCGCTCCATGGGTCATCCCCTTCCAAGTTAAGTGTCTTGAATAATTTGTTTTCAAGAGGAGCTTCATTGAATACACTTTGAAGTAACGAGTTATACTGAACGCCATAAAAATTATTCCTTATGTCATTTACATTATGACGATAAAGGTTTCCTCCCTTAAACGTATAGAAATAGTTGTTCATTCCTATCATCCAATCGGGTAGATAGGAATAGAAGGATGGCCATCCTTCTACTCCCGGGCTATATGTCAGTGTATAGTTTGCCATTTATTAACATTGTACTAATGATGAACCTTGAATTAATCCACCTCCACTCATGTCCCAATTGGATTGAGCAAAGACATATAACTGAAGGACGGGTGACGTAAGTGCTGCATCCCAATATAAGTTACAACCAACTGCAAGTGTAGAACATTCAGAATACAAAGTTTTAGGATTTGTTCCTGCATCCGAACACGCTCCTGCTGCGCTTGAATCACTAACGCCACAACCTGTAAATGTAAATGATGGGGTGCATGGATTACAAGCGCCTGTAACAGTAGCTACTGTATTACCATTGGTAACACTAACTTGAACTGAGTAACCTCCGTTAGATACGTAGTATGTTCCGGTAGTTGCTGCAGAAAATATTGCTCCGTCAAACTGAGTGCAATTGCAGAAGATTGCTTCATCTCCCGTAACAACACCTGTTGCTGCAGGTAAACATGCGTCTTCTGTTGTAGCTCCAAATCCTACTGTATAAGTATAAGACCCGGTAGCGCAAGTGCCAAACGCAATGATAACACCATTTGCATCAACTTGAAACCAATCGTTAGCTCCTGCGTCAGCAGTTTTATAGTAACCTGCAGACAATTTAAACTCACCATTAGGGTCACTGAACACTAAGTCGTACAGGCCAAGCACCCCTGCTGCACCATTTACATGGGCTACATAGTATGATTGATTTATTGTTGCCGCACACGCAAGAGCGCTGCTTGCAAACATTGATGTAGACTGAAACTCAGTAAGAGCTGTCGGACAAGAAACACTTATAGCAAATGCTGTTCCTGAGCATGGGCCAATAAACTGTAAGTCAATAACTGATGGGCTTGCAGTAGTCTTTGGTACCACCATTACACAGTTTCCGGGACCGCCTACTGTTAGGTCCATTTGTCCTGCAAGAACAGATACTGAAGTTGTGGTTCCCAATGAAGCAAAGATTGTTCCGTTGTATTCAAATTCACTTAACGTATATGGAGAACCTGCTACTATACCACAATCATTAGACGTTGCACCAATGTATGTTGGTAAACCTGCACTGCCTTGAAGCCATCCATAAGAAGGAGAAGATAGACCATTGTAGCTAATGCTATTAAACGTAGCCAAAACACCATCAGGAACACCATAAGGGTCAAACGTTATGATTACTGCACCTGTGTCTGTTCCCAAGTCGGTACTCAAATAGTATATACCCTGACCGCCTGATGCACTAATAATTCCTCCACATGGAGTAGCACATGATGGGCATGAGTTCTGTGGAAGAAGTGCTCCTGATACTTGCTCACGAACAATTGTTCCGTCAGAATAAAATCCATCTGCCGCTACAGTTGTCAAGTTTACATCACTGTAAATAACCGTAGCTGAACTAAGCGATGGTGCGTCTAAATAATAAGTTCCTTGTGTTGCCATTTCATTTCTTTTTAATTATTACACCCACAGCAAGCATCTAAAATACTAACGTTTGAGTAGCAGAGACTGAATGTTGGTGGAGGCACATCGCACCCACAGCAAGCATTATTCTCATCAACATCAGAGTAGCATAGCTCAAGAGGTAAAGAGTTTCTATAATCCCATATCAAATATAAGTATTGTCCGGTGCTTGGTACAGTAAATGCTCCTGAGTAGTAGGTTCCTGAACCTGTAGGCGTAACAGTAGTAGATGCCGCAATCAAATTAGCAATGCCTTGTGCTGTGTTTGGATATAACACATTGCTTCTTAAGTATCTAAACTTATCGGTAGTAATATCAAAAACGAAGTCATCAAATCCAAACTTATTAGAAATCATCTCCATTGTGGCTCCTGCCGGAGGGAATCCTGCAGTACCTGCAGCGCCTGTAACTTGACTGTAAGATGATACCACAGGGCTTTGCGTAGAGCTTCCAAGTGTAACCAATGTAGACTGAAGCGGTGATACGTAATCTCCGTCTGTATACCTGTATTCATTATGAATGAACTTACCTGCATCAGGATTACTTGATAATGTAATACCTAAGATTGTAATCTCTTCAACTGATGCGCAACCTACATTTACAGTTATAACAACATTATTAATTGCTGTTATCACAATATCAACTTGGTTTTCTGAGTTAGAGTTTTTATCTACAGATAAAGTACCTGATTCACTAACGACACCTGAGCTTACAGGGACTCCATTATACGTTGCCTCTACCTCAAATTCAGCAGTAGAAGACGGGTCAACAGAATAAGATACAACACTCTCTCCAACCGCATTACCATAGTTTACGCAGTAGCTGATACTATCACCTGCTGCTATGGAGAATGTTTGACCAACACCACAAGCTAAGCAAGTCTGTGGCTTAGGCAATTCATCTGTATTAATAGATAAAACATACTCATTCATGTATGGGTCAAATCCTCCAATCTTTTGTGTCCCAAAACTTTGGATAAACTCATCTCTAAACCATGTCCTCATTCCTTGTTCAGATACCACTTTTAATTGGTCCGTACTATATGAGTTACCTATTAACTGAAGAACTGCTCCACGCTTTACATCAGTGAAGTATCTAAAGTATCCCCATTGCACATAGCTCTCAGGGTTAAAGCTGATACCATACTTCTCGACACGAGCAATCTGTGTGCCTAATACCTCAGGAACTGAAGTGATGGCTCCTCCGGCTGCTGCGTCTGAGAGTAAGTTCTTACCGGCTAATACATAGGAAATCTTATCTTCTTGTAACACAAGTACGTCAGTCTCACGGCCATCCATTTTGTAGATAGGACCAAATGAAACTTCTAAATACTTGTAGTTAAGCAATCCAAGATTAAATTCATTTAATTTATTTACGTTAGACTCAAAGTTGTATACACCACTATAAGTCATGTCTGCAAATCTATGTGCCCTTTTATAATCTTGAGCAGATACGGACGTTACCCTATTACCTAAATTAAATGTCTTGCCAACAATAGAGTCACGAATTTTATAGCTCTCTGCTCCGTTACCAAAACAGAAGCAGTTAAAGAACTCAGTATCTATAATTGCAGGTTGAGACGCTGTTTGATTCTGTATGTTCCCGGTATGAAATCCATTAACTATTGGAAGTGATAGATTGTTTTCAAAGAATACATCAGGCAAAGCGTCTTGTGGTTCTGTCTCAAATATCAATGTGGTCTCAGCTCTGAATACCTCAATATTTACGATAATAGTAGACCTACGTTTTTCTCTTGATGCAATACCCCCACAACGCAATGTTCCTGTTACAATCAAAATAAGCTTGTTGCTATTTTTATCTCCTGAAACAATTGGGTATCTGTAAAACCTATAGTAGTTTATACAAAGGTCAGTAGGTATATCGTTAGGGCTTGATGCTAAAGTGGCAATATATTCGTTTTCTACAGGGCATTGATTATCCCCAACATCTTGTATTCCATCATTAAGTATTTGCTCAACATTATCGCCATCCCACCACTCTTTCATATTGTCATAGTTAGCAGAAGACACAAGCGTTTTTTCTAAAGTATAAACTCTTCTTTCGCATGCACCACCACCACCACCGGGTCCAAGACGTTGAAACTTAAAGCTTAATTTAATACGGCTTCCTGCAGGTACAGAATAATCAACCCACTGTTGAGATACCGTATCAAACCTATTCATTTTATAATTAAGAATAGGGTACTCCCCTGCATCATCTTGGTCTACCTGTAAAGTTCCCGGAGCTACAATAGAAAGTTCATTCTGAACAACTGCAAAGCTGTTTGGATTAATCTTCATGTATACACCTGATGGTACAGGTATTTTTACATTAGGGTCAAGTTCACTTGGTATCTCAATAAATCCTGCTTGCTTTGATTCTTTCTCAAGCACTGTTGCATACACGCAACTATTAGTTGCACCACTTGTATCAGCTTTTACAATAAGCCTATCACCTTGTTCTACCTTTCGAGCATTCTCACCCTCAAGTAAGAAGTAAGCGTTATTGCTTAGTGGGTCATCAAAAAATATACTACTATAAATAGTTTCGTAATTCTCTTCATCAGGCTTGATAACAAACTTATATCGTGTTGCCCAAAATGGAACTTTCTGAGTTGTTGGTATGGTTACCTGAATACTATTTTTGGTATCAGAAGCTGAACACGGAACTTGCACTGTATTATTAGGGCTGACAAGAGCAGTCGTTGAACGGCCAAAGTCATCCATGTATACAATACCAATCTCGTAACCACGGTTACTATGCAAGCTACGTGGAGAATCAATCTTTTGATAGTTAGCCTCAGCAAATGTTATTTCGTAATACTCGTAAACATTAAATGTAGGAGTAGTCGTATTGTTTACATACCTCATAACAGGAAACTGAAAACCAATTGATTGGCTTGCAGGAGATGTTATGATACCAATAGGTTGGCCGGCTGCGCTAATACCACTTTGAAACTTTATAAGCGCATCCAAGTTATTAGGAAGTGCGCAGTTAAATTGGTCTGTAAATGTTGTACCGTTACAAGCATTTGAAACAGGTTGAATATTTGCTACCGTACCAACTATACTTTGAAACTCTACACTTGTTGCCATTTGATACACTGATGTATAGCTTGTTGGCAACACAAACGAAAACGTAAGGTTTATATTTTCAGAAAGCTCAGTAGGCGGTGGTGTATCTCCTCCAAATTGAGAATGATTAAGTCTTATCTCTGCTGTAATTGAAGCTCCTTCTACAAGGTCTATTCCGGTAAGGTCAATATTTAAAACAGAATCAGCTATTGTTTGAGCCCCACCAAAATTGTATGTTCCGGTAGAAGTACTATCAGGAACAGATGTAGAATCAACTAATTCTGAAACTAAGTTAGTTGTATATTCAAGCTTAATAGGATTACCATTTTCATCAAGCATGTTATATCCTTCTACATAATTGCCATACATAAGGCGATTCCCCATGATGGTTTGTGCTTGAGCCAATAATGGTACGTTGTCGTATAATCTTAATAGCTCAGACTCGGGAAGAACAGTAAATATTTTACTATTATTGAAAGTATAAGTATAGTCTGTATTATCAGCGAGACCAAGTTCGGCCTTACTTAGCTTTTCAATAACTTTAATTACATTGCTTTGAGCCTCCTTAAACAACAAATCAATACCAACTACAAGAGCACCACCTGTATTGTAAGTTACAATTGCAGTATTATTGATGTTAACCATTCCCTCATTAAGAAAGCTATTGATGCTAAACTCAAATGGGTTTGGTCTAAACGCAGGAGCACTCCATTGTGATGTTGCGCTATACTCTCCATCCTGATACCTATAACGATATGCAAAACATATAAAGCGAGTCTGCAAGAAATTTTCTTGTTGACCGGTAGTAATAGTCTGAACACCGGGAGCAGCTACAGGTGGTTTCTTTATAACAAGAATAGACTCAGCGCTGAATTGGTCTATATTACTAATTGGGTCAGGATAGTTTTTCTGTACGTTAAAAAACCTCGGGGGGTTGAGGTTGTCTGTAAAAAATATTAGGTTGTCAATAAGGTCAACACCTGTAATTAAATATTGGTCATTAAAGTTCAGTGTAGTATTTAGTCCACCACCGTCATCAATACTTACGATATGATAAGTCAATATGTTCGTGAATACATTAAAGGAAACAATCATGTCAAGCTTCCCTGTAGCTCCTACGGGAAAATTTGAATCGTGCACAAACCAATAAACGGTTTCGTTTGCGCTATCGTCAATCGCTCCAATACATTTTGCACTTGAACTAAGTGGAGTTCCATCAATATACTTAAGGGTAGTAAGCTGAATATTCCCTTTGGTATTCTCTACAGTACCAATCTCGGACTGCTCAGTGGAACCCATGCGGATATTAAGGGCATCAATGTACTCTCCATTAGGAATAAGTCGCTCGTCTACGACCTTATTCATTCTACCTGCTATGAAGTTCCTCGTGATGTTTGCCATATTATTTTAACCACTTGTCCATACCACGCAGATTCATAAGAAGTCTACCCGGATGAATGTTACTCATTCTAATTTTTGCGTTCCTAAGTAAAGCCGATTTTTCTTTACGAGCACGAGCTACAATATACTCTTGTACACCAAGCTTTGCATTCAATATCTCATACTGAATATATGCGTAAATGTATTTCTCGAATAGCTTATTAACACTGACCTTGCTGTCATCACCATTCTCCATACCATCAGATATGTATTCGAGAATAACAGATTGACCATACATATCAGAGTTAAAGTTTATCACTCCCATTCTTTGGTCAATAGCAAATGTTGGATTGAAGTTAGCAGTCTCTGTGTTTAAACCATATCTTTCACCAAGGCTATAGTCAAAATACCAAAGGCCATTCACACACCATCCTTCTTGTCCGTTGTATCTACTTTGTGGGTTGAGGTATATACTCTTCTTGGTGCCTTCCAAACGCTGTAAGTCGATTTCTGAAAACTCAGGTGAGAGGGCGTTACCGTCTTGGTCGAATAATATCTTTCCTGTTTGGTCTTGTAGGTACGCAAGCGAAGAAAGTATTTGAATATTTTCAGTAAGCGGTCTAAGATAGCCATCTTTATAAAGATTTACTCTTACCCAATTTACGTAATCAGAAGGAAGTATGTACCTGAGAGTATCATCAACTGTAAGTTCTAATACTTTTATGCTCTTAAAAGCATCATAATTCAATTCCTGAACAGCACGCTTTGCATGGAATAATATCTTAAATCTCTCTTCATTGTTTACAAGAGAATGATTGCCTGCATACATCAACAAAAAGTTGTTGACAATATCATACAAGCTAACGTATTGGTATGAACCCCAATTCTCGTCAATTGGCTGATTGCCGTTGTTTTCGTAATATTTGTATTGACTGATGTATGCCATGATTATACAGATTGTTTTTGTTCTTCAGCACCACCAAATTGAACAGCAGCTATTTCACGAATAGACATTCCTGCGTATTGAAGTATCTTGCTAACAATTTTATACTCATCTTCAAATGGAACTTCAAAGTCTTGGTAGTCAGCTTGAGATTGGTCAAACACGGGCTCACCATTTGTAAGCGTAATATACGTCCACTTGGGGTCTTTGGGGTATCTAAAATAATTTGAATCAACTTCGTTTGGAAGATTGATTGTTGATGGATATACTGTAAGTATACTGCCTTCCTGCGTGTATGCAGGATACTGTTCTGTCGGAGCAGTAAGATTAGACGTATTGAGCATCGTAATCTTTGTATGAGTAATCTTCTCTGCTTCTCCTTTAAATACTCTTGGGTTTACAGAAGCATCATAGCAGAGAATTTTATTTATCATAAAATAGTCTGAGCCTGTTGTCGTAAGAGATGGGAGATAAAATCTATTTGTTGCAGGTGCAACCTGAGTAAGCGTTGCTGTTGTTGCAAACAATTCCATAGCCTCTTCAATAGGCTTTCTTAAATCAGCATAAGAAGTACCCGACTGACGAGCATTCTCCATGTTTATCGTCTTGTTATACTCAGAAAAATACTCTTCAAAAACCTCAAGCTGAGCCTGCTTAGAATACAGGTTGAAGTCTGACGGAGATATATATCCGTAGTTATTTTTATTGAGTATAGACAACACCGTATTTCTGACGGAATTTATCATTATAGTCTTTTTACAAATATAAACAAAAAAAGAGGGTATAGAAATACCCTCTCTAACCTAAACACTATGAAAGTTGCTAATTATTACAAGTTACTCTCAAGCATCTTCAAAGCATCTATTCCCTCGTCTGACCTTAGGAACTCTGCTACGGTAAAATAAGGGTCTTGACCATAAGGAACTGTCACCATTTTCTTCTTATTTGAGCCGGTATTAAACCAAACTTCTTTCTGTCCGTTCCTAAAAGCCAACAATTTATTCTCAAAGAACACATGGACATTTGCCTGAAGCTTCAGCATTGGGTCCTCAAGTACATTAAGGAACCCTTTGGGGTCTTTCTTAGCAAATACCAATACGTCTCTTTTTAATTCTGCGGTTGTAAACCTACTTGGGTCTTTCCCAAACAACACCCTTGATACTGTCTCGAGCTGCTCTACTGTGAGCTGACGAGCCTGAATCAAGGCATCCACCTCGGCACTCAAATTCTCTACCTCTTTTGCAGCATCTTTCTCATTGTCTACCTCAACAAATGTCCTACCATTTAGAGGGTGGTAGTACAAGAACTCCTGTAGTACAGGATTGGTTTTAGGTACACTCAAGAATCCATTTTCAAAGATAACAGGCTCTACAATTGCATTGCCATCTTGCTCGTCCTCAAATGCAGTCTTTTGATTTATTGCATATCTGAGTGGTCTGTTCACATTGTTCTGCTC